CGACCTAATACTTTGTCATTTACCAATTCAACCAATCCAGATACATCAGTTGTTTTGTCAAATTGTGCAAAATCAACTATTACATTGCTATGTGCCGAACCTGAATTATCAATACATGAAATTGCTATGCAATAATATGCATCATCTGGAATCAATTGACTTTGTTGTTGTGTAAAATTTATATCAGCAGTTATTGTGTAATTATTTGCTGTATTTTGTGTGAATTGATAATTAGATATACATAAAGCGCCATTTCTAGTAGATGCATTTTCACCTCTGTAAAATCTAGACAATAAATATTGCTTTGCCATTTGTGTATTTGGCGATAATTGACCTATATTTTTTGCAACAAAAAAAGTTAATTTATTTCTTGCATCATTTGAAATTTGGAAAGTGTCATTTTCTAAAGTAAAAGAAATTGAATTTGTGCCATTTTTTACTAATGAATCATTTGCACCATTATTATATACAAGATTTGATGTGGTAAAATAATTAGGCAATCCATTAAAACCCTCATTGAAAAAACCAACGTCACCTAAAGTGTCTAAATTTTCAACAACCTTAGAATTGTTTGCGTTACCAACCGAAGTCCTTGCATCTAATTTTATTATATATTTAACGCTTTTATCATTTTCAAAAAAATTGGTAGGCAAAGTATTATTTAAAATATTATTGTCAAATCCTTGCAAATAAAATGGTAATATTGTTGCATAATGCTCAACAACTATTTCTTGCCAATATGCATCATCTAAACCATTATTTCTGACTCTGATAGGAAATTGACTATTAAAATTTGTACTTGCTGAAACATCAATCCATGTTTCATTATTTCCATTAGTAAAAGGAAAAGCTTTTTGATATCCTCCATTATCAAGACCTTCAACATAATAAGAATTTATTGAACCGTCAATTGGATTTATATAATTAGGACTTGCAGAATTTTCAATGAAATTCCAATTTATAATTGCAGCATCCAATAAATTAATACCAATCATTGTTCCAGATGTAACAGCAACATTTGAAGTTATCGTGGAAGTAACATTATTAAAAAACATTGTTGATGTAGAAACTGATGTTATTGTTGCCTCCAAATCTGGTCCACTTGTAAATTTAAATCTATCACCTACTTGCCAACCCTCTCCAACAAAATCTACTGTTGTACTCGCTATATAATATGGGACTGAATTATCACTTACAATAACTGCAACCTTATTAGAATTAAAACTTGTATACCATTTGAATAAAAATTTTGTTCTGGCAATCATTACATCAGTAACATTGCCATGTAAATATGGTGTTGTCACACTATCATTAAAACCTTCAAAATCAAAACTTTCGTCTGTATCTCCTGTTTCTAAAATAGTAGAAAATTTTTGTTCGGATATTAAACTATCAACTGGCATAACACAAATTTAAAGTATATTTTTTAAGTTTTGTAAAATTTTTTGAAGTGTTGCTATATCGTTTTCCCTTGTTGCCTTTTTTACTTGTACCATAATTTCATTATATTTTTTTGCCTCATCACTTGGAACATCTGCAATAGAATTTTCAAATTCAAGTATAGATTTCTTATATAAATTTTTATAAGTATTTTTTGTTTCATTGATTGTTTTTAATAAATTTTCTATGCTCATAATTGATTTTTTAATCCTAAAAATACGGTTTCTTTTAAATTTTTCGTGTATATTTTTCTAGTCCAACCAGAAATTAAAGCAAAATCTTTATCAAATGACCATTTTAAAGATTCGATTTTAATTATATTACCGTTTGAATCTGAACAATAACTATTATTTATTACTTGTAAAAAATTTTCAAAACCAAATGGTATTTTAAGTTCTTCAAATAATTGTTTTTGCCCTCTAAAATTATGTTTCACAAAGCTATTTTCACTAATATATTTATTATAAAGTTTTTCTGCGCTTATTATAGAATGATTATTTACAGCTTGTAATCCATTTGCACCAGATGTTAAAAATAAAATTTTTCCAACACTTAAGCTATCTCCTGTAACATGTAGCATACCCTCTCTTGCTAAAATTTGTTGTTCTCTAGATGAATTACCACCAAACAAATTAATAAGTTCATCCATAATTTTTGCCAATATTCTCATAGCATTTTCAATTGGATTCAATCCTTTTTTATCTGAACCTAAAGCATAAGGTATTTGTATCTCATTAAATCCTTTTATTAAAACAGCTTTATCATTTTGTTTGGTTATTGGTGTGGTTAAAACTTCTACCCCTGTTCCTAAATAATCAATAAGAGTCCAATAATCACTTAAATCTGTTTGATACCTAACAATTGTTCTTGTATTTATTTCATCAGTATTATAATTTATAACCTCATTTTCAATATCTGGGATTATAAATTGTGACTGATTAACCCAAAAATTATCATTAATCAATGGTTCTTGATAAACTTGGTTGCCAACAATTTTGATTCTTGCTGAAAACATATTATTAATAAGTGTAATCATTTCACCAACTGTATAACCATAATCTAAAGTATCTGGATAACCAATTGAATCATTTGAACCTAAATCTAATATGTTTTTACCTTCATCATTTTTTGAAGGTAATATATATAAATTATTAAGTTCTTCAATAGATGAATTGTAATTATAACCAATATAACTACAACCTTTTTCTAATAATGTTTTTATTTTTGTGCCTTTCCAAATTCTAATTGGTGGTATTAATAATTCAAGAAAATCAGTAATCAAAACTATTAATTGTGCTAAAATAACACCTGTATAAATTGATTCTGCAATTACTGTTGCTATTGAATATCCTAAACCTGCAGCTGGTCCAGAAATACCCCCAACCGTATGTGCTGTTTGATTTATACCTAATTTATCAACTAAAGATTTTGCAGAATCTACTAATTGCTTTGAAAACAAAAAAATACTTAATGTTAAAAGTGCCATTTCGCCTGCAGATTCTTTAAAAGGTTTCTCAACTATATAGGGTATATCAGTAAAATCAGAATCAGTTAAAAATCCTGTATCATACAAAAAAGCATAGGTGACTCCATTTGTCCTGTCAATAAATTGGTCGATTCCCTCTAATTTTTTTATTTTACATTTAACTTCTATTGGTGAAACAATCTGCATATCGGTAAAATCCAAAATACCATTAAAAATATTTATTGTTTGACCATTAGAATATTCAATATCAAATGGCATTCCCTCGAAAATACCTAATCCACCATTCAAACCGTCTTGAATATAATTTTGTATCGTTACAGCATTTTCATTTACAAAATTAAATTCCTCAACACTTATATTAGCAGAACCCCCATTTTCAGACCATGTGGCTAAGACTTGTAAATCTTGCCAATCTCTAACAGGATTAACAACTTGACCATTTAATTTGAATACAATATTTGCCATTAATAAAGTGAATTATTTTTAAAGTGTCTTATTTCTGTTTTTTTTTGATTTTTTATTTTTTGAATAACTGCATCACTCATTTTGTCATAATCCCAACTTTCGTGTGGTATGTGTTCAATTGCACTTATTATTTTGTTGTTTGATTTTGCAATTAATTTTAATTGATTTTCCAATTGATGATTAACAGTTATATTTGTTGCCAACATTTCATACGCAGAATTATTTAATTTATTATATCCTATTGTTTCAATGGTGTTATTTTTATAATTATAGGCAATATCGCCTAAAGTATCATTATCAATGCCAGACATTTTTTGGTTATTTTTTGGGTCAATAATTCTTTCATTTGCATCAACTCTAACTATATAACCGTCCTGTCCTTTTAAATCTGGTTTCCCTAAACTTTTACCAACATTTTCTGTACCCTCTATGAATGTTGGTAAAGATTGAATAAATGCAGTTATTGCTGTCATATCTGCCAATGTACTTGCCAACGGATTTTCCTCTCCCTGTTCTATTTTTTGACCATAAACTTTAAATGCAGTAATACCAGCGTTTACCAATTGTTGTCTGCGTTGTAATTTTTGTTTTTTTCTTTCAAGTTCTTCTTGCCTTCTTATTTCAAACAATGCAGATTTTTCAGCATCTTCATTGCCTAATATTGATAATTGTTTTAATTCATCAAAACGCTTTTTACTAGCCTCAATTTCTTTATCAATGTTTTCTAATTGTTTTCTGGTTCTTTCATCATTTCTAGCTTGTAACATATCCAATAAAGCATTTGATGCCTGAACCAATTGTCTGGTTTCCTCTAATTGTTTATTCTTTAAATCTTCAAAACCTTTTAATCTTTTTTCATTTGTAGTTTCTGCAATTTGATTAATTTCATCTTGCGCATTTTTAAAATTTTGAACAGCCTCATTCTCTATCTCCTTTTTATCTTTCTGATAATTTTGTTCTAAAATCAATAATTCTTGTTTATGATTTTTTTCTGCTAATTCAATTAATTTATCTTGTTCATCTTTAGTTAATTTTCCAGCTTTTACTTGATTATTTAAAAATGTTTTATAATCATCTAAAGAATTTTTAAGTTCTTGTTTTTCTAATTTAGAATCAGCATCAAGTTGCATAATTTTCAAATCTCTAATCATATTTAATGACCTTTGGTACTCATCAAGATTTGGTATTACGATATCATTCACATCACCGTCTTGGTCTGGGTCAACAAAATCCAAATCATTTGCTTGTTGCCTTGCAAAATCCAATTGATTATTAGCATCAATTTCTCTGGAATCAATTCCACGCTGTAATAATACTTTATTATAATCTGTGCTTATTTTTAATAATTCTCTTTCAATTTTTAATTTTTCCTTTGCAAAAATGTTTTCTTGTTTTTGTGTTTTTAAACCTTTCTTTTTTGATTTATTTTTTTTCAATTGGATTTTCAATTCTGATTCTGCAGTTAAACCTTTTAATCTTAAAAGTTCTGCCTCATGTTCTAATTGTTTTAACAATTTTTCTTGTGCATCAACTTGTGCTTGTGCGTTATCAAATGTTAATTGAGAATTTTTTAATCTGTTTTTATAAAATTTTTCATCCTCTTCACCTTTGTTTCTTAATTGCCTTGAATTAGAATCTTGTAATTTTATTGCAAATGCCAAGCTTTCATTATCTTTGTCAAGCACATTTTTAGCCTCATCACGCAACTTAATCATTTCTTGCAATGCATCAAATGCCCTTGAATCTTTTATCATGTTAGCACGCTTTTCCTCATCAATGCGTTTCATGTTTAAATCATGTATTGTTTGAGCATTAGCACCTAATTCTTTTGCTTTTTGAATTTCCAAATCAATTTGAGCCAATCTAATTTCTTGTTCTTTGTCTGCATCCTCAAAATATTTTTTTTGTTGGTCGTTTAATTCTTTATATGCTTGTGCCAATCTATCAATTGCCTCTTTTGATTCATCTACCTCATCTGAAAAATCCATAAATAAAGCAATGGCAGTTGTTATTACTGAAACCAATAATCCAATAGGATTTGCCTTAATAGATGTGTTTAATAATTGCATTGCTCTACGGGCACCTTTTAAACCTCCAGAAAATGCAATTGTCGCAATCCTTGCACCAATCGTAAGTGTACGATATAATTTTGTTGCTAAATTAACTGCGATTATTGATGTTTTATAAGATACAAAAGCAATTGTTGCGAATTTCACAACCTTTACAATTGTGCCAAGATTATTAGCCACAAATTGAATAATTGATTTTAGCGAAATAAATTGTCTACCACCCTCAGCCAAACTAATCATTAATTCTGACCATGCACTTTGCAATAATTTAATTGCACCCTCTAAGGTATCAAGTTGTGTTTCAGCCATATTTTTTGCTGTTCCACCTGCGTTTTGTAATGATTCATCTAAATCATTTATTTCAATTGTAGAATTTGCTAAAACAACTCCAATTGTTGCGCCTCTTTTACCAAATAGTTCGAATGATGTTTTGGCTTGGTCAGATGATGATGCTATTTTATTCATTGCATCTTCAAAACTAATTCCCTCTTTACTTAATGTTAAAAATACATTTCTTAATCCTGTTGCAGATGTTGAGGCATCAATACCATTGTCAGTTAATTTTCCTAACATTGCTGTTGTTCTTTCTAAAGAAATACCTAAAGCGTTTGCAACAGGTGAAACCGTAGGTAATGCAGTAGATAATTTTTGAAAAGATAAAGCACTAGATGCTGTTGCTTTTGCCATAACATCATTTACCCTTGTAGCCTCTTCTCCGTCTAATGCAAATGCTTTTAAAACAGCACCAGTTAAGGCTGCTTGTTCTCCTAAATCACTTTGCATAGCAGCCGATGCATCTAAAGTTGATTGTGTAATTTTAATAATTTGTTCTTGTTCAAATCCTAAACGAGCAAATTCAGTTTGTAGTTCTGAAACTTGACCAGCAGTAAAAACCGTTGAGCCTCCTAATCTCCTTGCATCATCTGCCAATTGTTTTGTTTTTTCTTGCCATGTACCCGCTGAATCTGTTACCTTGCCAAGAACTGATGCCAAATTAGCATTGCTTTGTTCAAATTCTGAAAATGTTTTGATACCGTTTTGGATTGTTCTAATTGCACCAGCTATGCCTAAAGTCAATCCTGCACCAGATAAAATGTTTGAAAAACCCATTTTCATTTTATTCAATGCAGAACCATAGTTACCTACATTTCTTGTATATTGACCTGTTTTCGCATCAACATTTTTTAATCTAGAATCTAATTTTTGAATTTCTTTTGCTAATTGCCTTGTTTGTTTTGCTGTTCCTTTTCCAGATATTATTAGGTCCTTATATTTTTTTCTTAACCTTGTTAATCTTTGACTTTCTTTATCGTATGCACTTATTAAACCTAATTCTGCTTTAGCTTGTTGTTTTAATGATTTTGTTCTTTCTTGAATCTGTATTTTTGTTCTGGCATTATTTTGTGCTTGTTTTTCTGCCTGTTGATTTAATTTATTTACAAGCCTTATTCTTTCTTTTTCTAATGTAATTAAATTTTTGTCTGCCTGTGAAACTTGTTTTGTTAATTCTGCTTGTTTTTTTAAACCCTCAGTATTGATTGGTTTATTTTTTAATGCCTGTTTACTTACAGTCATTAATTCAATCATTTGATTTTTTAATTTGTCTACTGCTTTAATCATCAAATTAATTTCATCCGTTGTGCCTTTAAATAGGTTTGAATCAAATAAATCTTCTTTTCTAATCTTTGCCATTTTTTATTTCTTTAAGATTATACTTTTTACTTTCCTCATCAATTAGATTCAGATAGGTAAAATATTTTCTAGTAGACGTATGTTTTATGTTTATTGATGATTGTAACCATTTTTCAATTAATATTGTTTGTCGGTCATAATCATTACCTTTTTCATCTAAGGTATTCTTTTTTTCATTTTCAAGCTGTTTTTTTAGTATTGCTAATTTGTTTCTTAAAAATTTATTATTTTGAATCCATATATCGCAAGTAATAATACTTATTTGCCTTTCTAGATTCAAAATTCTTTCCATTTTTTTAGTAAAACCAAAATCATTAATATATTCATCATATATTTTAGTCCAAAGTAATTCAAGTTTACTTTCTAAGTTATGGATATTTTCAAAGATACCATTTTCATAATTAATAATTAAATATTTTAAGTCCTTTTCAATGTAAATTTTTTTCCAATTATAAAATGGCAAATCATCTAAAGATTTGTAATATTTAATTTGATTATCTTTTTTAGATTTTGAAAACAATTTTTTTAATATATTTTTGAATTGGTACAAGTAGTTTTTGATTTAATATATTAATATTTTCTTGCGTTAATCCCTCAATTTTTTCACCATATTTAAAAATTAAATTTGTTTCAAATCCTGTGCTTTCATCAATTTTGATTGGATTCGATTGAATTATAATATCTTTTGATGAATCAACAAAAGCAACAAATGAATTATAAAAATCGCCTGTATCTTTTAAAGTTACATGGTCTGTTCTTTGACCTCTCGATTGTTTTAATTCAACAGTAAATGGACTATAAAAAGGTTCAATTTCTGTTCCGTCTGAACGTATTCCTTTTTCAAATAATTGGTTTTCAGTATTTAATTTTACTATTAAATCTAAAATCTGTTTATTTCTGCCAACTACACTCACCATTAAATTGTCTATTGTCAATTTATTTCTAATTGATTTCAAATAATTGACCAATAAATCCATTATTTATTTTTATCTGGATTGTAACTAGAAAATGGTAAATTAAATTTATTTAATATTTCTTTACGTTTATTACATTTTTTGCAAGGCTTTACCTTTCCAAATGTAACTGTTTTAATTGTTTTTTCTACAATATCACCTAAACCAATTTTGTTTTCCATATTACTAATTTAAAAAAAAAAGAGCCATTTAGGCTCTCTTTTAAAATTTAATACTAACAATTAACTTTCCTTTTTCTTTTTTGATTTAGGTTTGAACTTTTGAATTTCTTGCCATAAATCTTCATCACCATAAGCTTTTAAAAAATCCTTTTTTTTCATTTTTAGGACATTTTTTACATGAAAATTTATGCCATTTATTTCTACAAATTCACTCATTATGATACAACTTGTTCATCAGCCAATACAGATGAAAAATCAAAACCCTCTTTTTGTATTCCAGTATTAACTTTATTTCCTGTTAATAATGGAGCCGACATAGTTATTAAATATGTACCTGGTGTTGTTTCTTGTATTGATGAAATGGTTCCATTTACACCGTCAATAAAAACTTTAAAATCAGCTTGTACTAATTCTGTTACAGGTGTTCCAAAATCAGTTGTTTCTAAACTTAAAGAAAATTGAGTATCATTGTTTGCCAAACCACTGTAAGTTCCTGTTACATCAAATAATCCATTAAGGTCATCTGAGGTAAAATCTAAAGAATCAGCTGGTACAAATCTTAGGTTCTCATCTTTTTGAGTCAATTTCCATTGCCATGTAAGTGATAACATTTGCACTTCTGCATCTGTTGCTTTCATTAACATACAATAAAAAGTTTCATTATCAATTTGAATAGGACATAAGTAATCTTCACCGTCTGCGCCTTTTTTCTTGTAATAAATAAAATTGCCTCCTGCATCCAAAACGTATGCACCAAATTCAGAACAACCAAAAGATTTATAATGACCTAATTCTTGTGTTGAACCTAAAGGCACAATACTTGTATTAGTTCTTGCACCCTCTCTAACTGTTATAATTTTACCAGAGTTAAATTCCTGTGTAATAGGTTCTGCTCTTGTATCTTCTGTATTTTCAACTGTTGCAGTAGGATAATATCTGCTTAAAGAATCATTTGCGTTGATAAGTTCCAAAATTGTTTGTTTATTCAACTGATCAGCCTTAAGCATATTTTCTTTGCCTTGTGCGTTATATTTAGGAACAAAAATAAATTTCCTAGCAATTTGCATTACTGAGGGACAATCTGGACTTCCTAAATTTTGTAGTGTGCTATTGCACGAACAATCTATTGCCATTTTTAATATTTTTTAATTTTTAATTATTAGTAATATATTCTGCTAATATACTAAAAAAATATAACTCTATAACTTTGCGAATTTATTTAAACATGATTTTTTGATTGGTAAATCAATTTCAAGATTTAAACCAGCCAAATTTTCATCAAGTAAATATTTAATATGACCTTTTGATTGAACAACTTTACCCCAATTAGTATGCTTAATATAAGTCCAATCATTTAATTTTGCTATGAAAGGATGATTATTACAAATATTTATAAAGTTATCAGCATATTTTTCCATAGGGTATACAACCTTGGTATATTGTTCATCATTGGTCCAATCTAATTTGTTTGTAGTGTCTAAAAACGATATTAACAATTTTGGCGTATTACCAACAACAGAGGTTTTATCAGATTCAAAAGGTTGCCTAATAACTTCCCACAAAATAACTGCAGGATATAATGCATCACTCAAAATTTCTTTTGATGTGTCTAATTCTTTATTAACATCAATATATGTTCCATGATAAAAATATGGTTTATGGTTTTTTATAGTTGTAACATCTGATAAATCAACAAGATTTTTATTTTCAATTATAATCCCGTTAAATGTTGTTTCAAAATTTAGAATCTTAGTATTTAAAACTTCATTAAAAACATAACCTGTTCCAGAAATAAATTTATAGTAACCTAAAGTAATTTTTTCACCAATTACTAACTCTTGATTGTTTTCAAATTTATATTCAATTGTTGGTTCAATTTTTTCTGGTTTATCAATTGCAATTATTTGCCAATCCCACCTTAATTTCTCAATTAGTTTAGAAACAAAACTTATTATATCTTGATTGTAATTTATATTCATAATCTATTAAAAAATAATTGGCATATAATTAACCAAATGGCAAAAATGTAAATACCATATTTTTCCAAAAATATAATAATTTTCTGCCTATAAAAATCCATCTAGAACTGAATAATTTTTTTCTTTTGTTGTATAATTTTTAAAAGGATTTATTATTATAAAATTATCTTTAAATGATACTGTTTCAAGTTCATCAAATTTTAATAAACAACTTGTAAGAATATTATCTTGATTTTGTGCAAATAATAACTCTTTGACCTTATATTCTATTTTATCTAATTTAAATTTTTCGTTTATATCTAATATTGTTGATAGGTTAAGGCTGTTTTTACCTTCTATTTGTTTTATTATAATTGTAAATGTATCATCACCATTATTTATAATTTCATCAAAATATAATTTAATATCACATAAATCATTTATAAAATCAGATGCTTTTTTATATTCATCAACACCTAAATTATATCTTTGTTCAATGACGTTATTAACTTGAATTTGTGTACTTGATTTGCTGTTTTCTGAATCTGGAAATTTTATGCCAACACTTGTTGTTTTTGGATTTAAATTTCTTACATAATCCCAATATGTAAAATATTTGATACATTCTTTTAAACCAAAATAAAGAACCAATACATCATCTTTATAATAATAAAATTCATTAACATTTTCATTTTTGCCTAATGTTAATACTTCATACTTATTTTTATCAATGTTATTATTATAAATTTTATATTGAAAATCACCTAATAAATCTAAAATTGTATTTTTTGTATTTCTTTCAATATACAATTCTAAGTCGTTTGTTTCTTTGGTGTTTTGTGAAATTTTTACGTTACCAACAAAATCATTTTTAGTTATTATTGTCATTTAACAAATATAAAAAAAAATAGCCAAGAAATAAATCAAGGCTATTTTTAAAAAATATATAAATTATATTTTATCCTTCTTGGCTTATGGCTCCTTGGTCTTCTTTAAAATCACCACAAACAATAGCCTCTTTTGAAATATATCTTAAAACTCCTCTCCATTCAGTTAGGATTGTTCTAAGGTTTTCAGTAAAGTCATTTCCACTCATACCAAATTCCAATTGCATATCCTCTTTAACATACATTCTTATTTGGCTCATATCTGCAACAAAATATTTACCTGGTTCAATGTGAGTTGTGCTTGTTATTGCCACACCGTCTAGACTCATACCGTCTGCTGTAATTATCAACCTTTCGATATAATTTGCATTTTTATCTTTGGTTAATTTTAACTTCATAACGTCATTTGGATGCATGAAAATTCTAGATGCTTTGTAATAATATTTACTTTCTAGACAATTCATTGCTACAACTAAAACATCAAGAATGTTTGGTTCAGTTGTTGTAAAACCTTGCGCATCAAATTCAACGCAATTTTCTTCCATTCCCTTAATACCAGCATCACCTTTGCCTGTAAAACAATCTTTATCTACAATTTCAAGCAAATTACCAACTAATTCTCTGTTGATTTCTGATTGTAAGAAAGAAATATCGCTTAACATTTCAGTAGAAACTTTAATGTAATTAGCATATTTTTTCACAAAAGCTTGCTCAACAACCAATTTAAAATCAGATTGTGGTTTTGGTGAACCTTCTTCTTCAATGGCTCCAGCTGCATTTGCTCTGCCAATTTTTTTAACCCAAGTTATTACATTACTTGAAATAGGAGATTGGTCAACAAATGGTAAAAAACCTAATGTACTTCTTCTCTCATCATATACTCCAGGCTCTCTTGCAACCAAAGGTAAACCACCATTTTCATTTCCACTCACGACTGTATTTTGTCTTGTCATGTTGCTAGGTTCTTTTGTTACAATAGGTGTATTCATTTTAATAGCAAACTCATTATCTTTTGCCTCAGAAAGTGAACCCGATAATCCTTTGAGATTATTTATTTTTTTTGCCAAAACATCTCTTAAACTTCTGTTAGAAACAATCATATCATTAGTTGAAACATCAGTTAATTTTTTAATTTTTAAACCTTGTTCAATTAATACAGAATTTAATTTTTCTAATTGCGTTTCAGTATCTTTTTTGTAATCGTTATATAATTTAGCAACCTCTTCTTTTGAAGATTTGCTTTTAATGGCATTATCAATTTCTGCTGATTTGACCTCGTTAATTGTGTTATAATACCCAGCCAATTCCTCAACAGTCATATTTGCCAATTCCTCGTTTGTTTTTAAATCCATTTTTTTTAATTTAAAATTTATTAATATTTGGTAAAGTGTAAATTAAGAACTCACGAATCTTATTATCGTTTACGGCTTTATCTTTATGAGTAGTAATAACTGGCTCAATATTTAAAAGTGTAGTATATTGTTCTTGTATGTAGGCTAGTTCCTGTGCTAATAATTTAAAACAATTATCAGTATAAGTGCCATTGCCTAATTCTTTTCTTAACAGCATCATTCTGCTATTTATATTTTCCAAAACTTCTTTTTTATCTTCATCTGATTTTATTACTCCATAACTTGGTGTGCTTGAATTTGCACCAAATGTAACATAAGAACCTTCCCAAAGTTTTACTTCATTAATTTCATAATAACCTTTTTTAGAATCTACAAATGATTTACCTTCCTCAGTTAAAGTCACATTATCATTTTTTTCATAATCTACCCAATTTGTCTTATCATCAATATATTGAAAACCAATTGAGTGTTCTTTGATTATTCCAGATTCATACATTTTCAATGCATCGTCACCGTCAGTATGAGTTCCAAGTTTAGATTCAAAATATAAACCAAAATCATCTTCTTGTAATTTTTGAATCACACCTATTGGTCTTCTTACATCATGATAAGCAAGGTGTGCTATTTTTCTGTTTGAACTTGAATTTGGACCACGTTCATTTATTGATTTTGAAAATGAACCTTTTCTAATTAAATCACCGTCTGAATCAACATTGTTAAATGCTGAAAAATAACCAGCAACTATTCTGTTTTTAGTATCTACATCTTTAATGTTTAAAAATGTGTTATTTCTATAATTATAATCTTTTTTCATTTTATTTTCATTTTCAATGGTTCTTATTGCCCATTCAATTCCAGATGTTCCACCCCATGCATCCCATGCTATACCACCACAACCCTCAGAATAAGGCACATCTTTATGTTGCTGATGTCGTTTAAATTTTGCCATTCTGCCAACAACATCTCTGCTGAGAGGTTCTCTATTTGCCAATTGATTCATTCTTTGTTTTCCAACACTTGTTAGGCAATTATTTGGATTGTTATTTTCATCTAACCATTTTTTTGCTCTCTTGGCATTATTTGTTGCAGATTTAGGATAATCTGTATATGATTTTTTTAAACTTTTACTGGATTGTGGATGTCCTTTTGGCAATAAATCAGTATCATGTTTTCCACCTCTGAATCTGCCATTTCTTAGACAATATAAAAATGAATTAACACGAGCCATTGCCCATTGTTCTGGAGATGAAACATTTGGTCTTACTGAACCTGGATTTGTTCTATATGCGCCAACACCTCTTTTATATACCGTAAAAAGGGTATTGACTGTTGTTCTTTTGGATTGATTATTACCAACTTTTTCGTTGTGTTCTTTTACCTTATTTTGTAACGATTCTTTAAGTTTTCCTGTTGGTGCTTTAGTTTCGTTTTCCTTTTCATCACATTCACAATCGGTATCATCACTATCACAATCACAATCATCATGATATCTATTATGGTTTTTATTATCGTAAACTGAATTGCAAAAAGCAAACCTTTGGTCATTATCTGGAAAATCTGTATTACTTTCCTCATCACTCATGCAACGATTCAAAAATTCGTTTCTGGTTTCATTTGTTTGTGGTGTTGGCATATCTTACAAATATAAGTAAAATTATTTTTCATTTTGTAAATTTTCATTTTCTGTAATATCAACTTGATTCATTGAAATATATACTGAATCCATGCTTTCATCATCTATTGAATCTAAACCTAATTGCCTTCTTGCATCATTACCCGAAATAATACCAGCCATTCTTAATTTTGTTAATCTATCAGCAATTAAATCCATATCTTGCTGTAATGGTTCGATGTTATCCAATTCTGGGCAAAGAACCAAATTTTTATTTAAAGATTGTGAAATTGGTTTTACTAGCCATGAATTTAACGCGTTTTCTGTTTTATGAATTTCTGGCAAAATTGCATCAGTCCATAATGCTTTTTGTGCCTCTTTTCTGTTATTAAATGTTTTATTAGCAGGGTCATTAAATAAGCTAGAATCTACATGATAGGCATTGCATAATGCCCTAAGTGTTATTACGCCCAAATCAAGTAACTCCATATCTTGTGGCGATAATCCCATTTTTATAAAATCTAATTTTTTATTTGATACCATTACCTGACCAAATTTTTCTGAACCTCCTAATCTCTGATTTGCCTGAGATTGCATTTGCTTTGCTTGTTCTGGTGTCATTGGTCTATCACTATTATCAGTTAATATTCCAGAAACCCCTCGATTTTTTAAAACATTAGCCGATGCAGTCCACCTTTCTGAACTTGTTTTCCAAACTTTCAATGTGCTTTCTAGTGGTGAAATACCATATAAATTGCTAATTGTATCACAGGGATTTGGGTATTTGGTATGTAAAATATTTTCTTTATCGTAAAAATCTTTTATATTATTTATATTATTATAACCAATTATATCATCGGCATTGTTTGAATTATTTTTTGTTTTAATTTCTACATATTGACTCACAAGGTTTCTTAATTCTTGAAAATAATCAAAACCCTCTGGTTTTATTCCATGTATAAATGAATTTCCAGTTAACAATCTATATATATAATGTTCCTCTAAAAATTCACCCCACGTTTGATATGAATTTGGATTTTCAATTATTTTTTGTAATGGAGTATCATTGTTAATTTCATGACTTCCATCGGCAAAATATTCTTTTACATGCCATTTAATATTTGATGCGTTTCTTGCTATATAAGATGTTATGCTATAAACATCTGCATTTCTAGCGTATGAATCATTTATTAATTCTGGTAAATTTTGGTAATCAAAATTAAAATTTCTGTTGTTTAAATATTGGTAAAATCCTGAAATGCCTTTGATATCATTATTGGTTAATGAGGCACCAATGTTAAAAAAAAATTTAGATAAACTGTTCATGTTTCAAATATAAGCAAATTATTGTTTTAATAAATAAATGGTTTTGATGTGTTTTCTAGTTCCTCAACTATTCCTGTCAAGGTATCTACACAATCATCAGTTTGATTTGTTCCAGCCTTTGTAAATTTATTAACATGGTCGTAAAATATTGGAAAATTAATTTGCCAATTTTTTGGAAAAAAAACATTTCTTTGAACGCTACTCTGATTGCTTAATATTCTAGCCATTTTATTTTTAGATTGATGATGTGGTACAATTTGTGTTTTATAATAATTTTTTTCGTTTAATAATTTTTCTACATTTCTACCAAAAACCCTACCACCATTATTTGATTCGATAACAGCCTCAACAACATCAAATTTAATACATTGTTCAACCAACATTATTTCTGTATATTCAACACTTTTTTGAGTATAAATAACATCTAAAATAAATGCTTGATTATTTATTACCTTATATGCAATTGAACACAAATAATCTTTTCCTGTATCTGCAACATCACAATAAATTTTTACCTCACCTATTTCGTTTTTTATATCTAAATTATATGTTTTTAAATTTGTATATAATAAACCTATTTGTGGCATTGGTTCTTGTTGAAACAAATTGGCAAAAATCATAGGATTTTTTGATTTTATATTAATTAACTTTTCTTTACTATGTCTATCCTCCCAAAGTGCCTCGCCAATTTTTCTTATATCATTTTCAATAAATTCATCAGTTTTAAGTGCTGGATATTTTATAACAGTCCATTGATTTGGTTCTTCTTTTAACAATTTACCTGCCAAATCATCTTGATGCCAACGTGTGAAAACTATTAAAATTTGTGAATCATTATGCAGACGGGTTTCTGCAGTTGTATTATACCATTCCCAAACATTTTGCCTTATTGTGCTTGACCATGCATTTTGCGAATCTTTATAAATATCATCTATTATCAATTTATCAATTTGTCTGGATGTTAAGGCACCACCAACACCAATAGAAACAACAGACCCTTTATAATTTGGTATTTCAAATTCTGCTTTGTTTTTTAAATATCCGTCATTGCCTTCAATATTTAAATTAATTTCTGGGAATAAGTAACGATAATTTTTATCAGTCATTATTCTTTGAATATCTTTACCAAATTTCGCGCCTATTGTTGCATTATATGAAACAACACCAATTTTTTGGTTCGGATTATTGCCTAAAGTCCAAGCTGGATATCTTCTGGTTGATATTTCAGATTTTCCATGTTGAGGTGGCATGAAAATCATTAATTTTTTTATTTCTTTATTCTCAAAACATTGTATTTTTTCACATATTTGCTTGTGAAACCATTGTAAAGAATAATCATTTTTGGTATATTTTATAAAACTTTTAAAATCATTTTTAATTTTACGCCTGTATAATTCACGCAAAATTTTATATTCTTGAATGTTTTTATTCAAAACTAATTTTTTAAAGCATTCCTTAATTCAGATAATTTTAAATTAAGTTCCTCATCAGTCATTTGTTCTATTTCAGAAATTTGCGTAACTATTTCTTGCCTTTCAATGTAGCCCCTAGATTTGCCTTTACATTTTAAAAAAAACATAGTTGAACTAGGAACATTATCAGCAATCTGTTCAAAAAGTTTTGATTCTCCAAAATCAAGAGCAATTTCAGCAACATCATCACAATTTTTTTTAAATGTTAAATCGTTATTATACCAATCATAATAAGTTGACCTGTGAATACCAACATTTTTACATGCTGTTGTTACAATGCCAAGGCTTTTTTCTAACGCTTGAATCATTGCTTTTTTTAATATGTCGGTTTTTGTCGGATTCGCCATATTACAAAACTATAAAATTTTATTGGTTTTTTTTATAAAATTCTTTTAATGGAGTATGATTTATTTTTTTTAACTTCTTTAATTTAAAATTTTGTTTGGGCTTTTCAATTATATTTTTCTTTTTAATTAAAGGATGTTTAAAATATTTCCAATAAACATGATGATGAGGTCTGCCATATTTAAGTATTGTTTTACAATATTGAGGCCATATTTTTTCAATAGATTGTGCTTTTAATATTTTTTTTTCATTAGCATTATCTAGATATAATTCATCTTGATTCCCACCTTTCATTTTTGCAACTGTGCTAATTTTATCTATTGTAAAAGCATTAATTAAAATTGTTGAATAACCTTTATCTAATACTTGTAGGCAAAGGTCAATATCTTCATTATATTTTAAACGCCACCTAAATGGTATATTGTTTTTGATTAACATTCCAGAATAACATTTGGTATTTATTAGAAATGGTTTTTTATCTGTATAACCTGGAACTACAAAAGTTGTATAATTAAAACCAGATATAACAACATTAATATATCTATTTGTAAATTTTTCTACTGATGTCATTGCTTTTCCAGAATTGCAAATAATTTTGAAACCTTTATTAACTTTTCTTATTGCACTAATATTATCATCAAAAATCCAATGCTTTTTGAATCCTTTACTAATACTATGTTCCCACGCAAAGTTTCTTGCAGGATATGAACCTAAACCTAAATTAGAAAAATCAGTAATGAGTATATTTTCTTTTTTAATTGATTGTAGATAATCGTTATATTCTTGTGGTTCTATAACTATTTTAAAATCAACTTTATCGTTATATAAGAATTTAGCAGTTAATGGATTTTCATATCTGCCTTTGCTAACTATATAAACTGGATATTCCATTTACTTTTGTCAGTTGGTTTGCCTCCCCACCTATGGTTGCTGAAATGCGCACAAATCATATTATTAGGAAAATTATTTTTATTACTAAACATTTTGATTTTATCTTCTCTCTTTGGTGCCATGAAACCATTAAATGGGTAAAATGTTTCCATTGGCAAGTGATTTATGTCCTTTCTACCAAATAATATAGAAGATATATAAGTTGGTCCTGTTTGAACAGATGATTGCCTATTCAAATGTTTATCATAATAATTTGGCAATTTTTCCAAAACCTCTTTAAAAGCAATATGATTTGCTGGTGAACCTATAACTGCATTTTCAAATGATTTATTAGACCGTTTGGCTAAAAATGGTCTGTTATCTTTGTTTAAAATTTCATCAAAAGATTTCAAAGGCATTATATCAGTATCAACATAAATTCCACCAATTTGGTATAAAGCACAATATCTTAAAATGTTTGATACGCTAGATTTCCATTTAACATTAGTAATAACCCTTGTTAAATATGGCGGTATTTTTATTGTTGAGCCAATATCCTTATCAGTTAAAGTAATAAAATGATAATCTGGATGAATTTTTTTAAAATCATTCCACCATTCTTGAAATTTATTAGGCATTGGTTTATTACCAATCCAAATTCTTATAAATCTTTTAGGTATTTTATTCATACTCTAAACTTTTTAAATCTTTAGTTCCTGTATATGGATAATGGGTTGACCATGTGACCTTATCTTTATGTGTTATTTCAATTTTGTATTTATCTAAAAAATCAAGTCTATCTTGCTCATTCAAAAAAGAAACTATAATTTTAAATACTTCGCCTTTTGGACTAAATTCTGGCATATCTACCCATTCGCTGTTTTCATCACCTTCATTTACCATAGTAATATCTTCATTTTGTTCATTCCATACATCAATACCCCAACTATCTAAATCTTTACTGTTCCAATCATTTATTAAAATTGACCAATCCCAATCACCAAAACTCGAATTGTCCTTAATTACAAACTCTTTTTTTTGTTTTTCAGTTAAACCTTTTAAAACATGAACTGGAACATCAGTATAATTTAATTCTTTGCATGCTTTGAATCTCATATTACCACCTAAAATCACATTATTTTCATCTATTACCAATGGTCTGGCATTCATCATTTCTGGAAAATCTTTAATGCTTTTTACCAATTTTTTAAATTTTATATCATTTATTATCCTTGGGTTATTCGGATTTTCTTTTATTTTTTTTATATCCATTTTTAGATGTTTAATAATTCGCAAAGTGCTTGACCATTTGAAATTTCTTTATTTTTTTTATAATGATTTATTTTTTTCATTATTGATTTTTTTTGTTCAGATGTAACAGTTAATTCAAATGTAACTGAATCATTATCTGAATTTGAACTACCATAATTTATTTTATTTTCAATTATAGCATCTGGGTCATCAATAAAGTTTATTTCATCAAATTGAAAAGGTGAAAAACCCCATTCAATAAGTTTTTCATGTTGAAAATGTGACTCTAATAATTTAAAATCAAATTCACCAATATTTTTATTTAATCTAATATTTAATTCTTTTTCATCATTTAAATTTAAATCAACATAAATGCATGGAATAGTTTTAAATTTTAATTCTTTACAAATTTTAAATCTTTGATGACCACCAATTAAAATGTTTTTTCTTTCTGGATTCTTATTTAATATTATAGGGTCAATTAAACCAAATTTTTCAATACTTATTTTAAGCTGCTTTTTATTTTCTTTGGATAAAAGTCTAGGATTATAATTTGATAAATTAATTTCTTTAATATTAATATTTTCTATAATCATTTTAATTGATTAATTAAGAATTGCAGTTCATCAATTTGATTTTGTGTTTTTTTTATATCATTCTGCCTGTCAGTCAATTGGTAAAATTCTTTCCAACTAAATAAATTCTGTAAATTTTTAATTAATTCTTTTTTGTTTTTCATCACCAATTATATACAACTGTACTAAAATAGAAATTATTAAGTACAATATTGATATAATTTTTATAATCGTGTTTTCAGTTATTGAAAATATAACGAGATTGAATCCTATTGAATTTAAAATATACATAATTAAAAAGGTTCCTCAAAAGATTTTTTTTCAAATACATGAATTATAAATTTATCATCTAATTTTAATGGCATCGAATGAATCTCGATTGATTGTTTGCCGTCCTTTTCAAAAGATGTGCCAATTTTAATCCATTGTGTTTTTTCTTGACCACCTTTATTGATGTATTTTTTTGCATAGCAAACATCTTTTATATTTAAATTACTCATTATTATAGTTTATTAAACAAATATAAGATTTTTATTTGTTTTTAAGGTTAAATTTTAGATTTATTTTTTTTAATTCATTTCTCATTTTATCTAACATAGGTTTTGCCTCTGCGTGTGTTATTGATTTTTTTAATGGTGGTTCTAATTGTTTGATTTTATTATATTTTTCTTTATTTATATGATGATTATAATTTAATAATATTTTTCCAATAAATATTGTATTGAAAGAGCCAAAAGGTTCGATTATATTCCAATATTTGCCAGATGAATTTAATTGAAAAGATTTTATTAAATCATTAATTGTAATTCTAGGATAATTCATTAAAATAAATTTTTCTGCAATTTCAATTTCAATTTTATCTGGTTTTAATCCGACCATTATTGCACAATAAACTAATGTTTGTTGTATCTCTTTTTTACCAACCAAATTCTTTTCCAATTTGTTCAGCATAATTTCCTGTTTTTGATTTGATGTTTTTTTTATCATTTTTTATTTTTTTATTAAGCCATTTATCAATATTAGAATCATTGCGTAAAAAATATTCTGGAGTTAAATAAATATAATTATTTTCAATGTGGTATTTATCATTATAGGCATTATTAATTGATTCTTTTATATCATCAATGGTAAAAGTTTTTAATCTAGATTTTAACTTTTCTTTGTTTATTATCCTAAAATTTCTACCAAATTTTGAATTTATATAATTTAATAATTCTTTACTGTTTTTATTATTATCATTAACTATATTATTAACTATATTATTTGGTTGTCGGTCATGATTAGGGGGTATGTCATTTTTGATAAACGGGTTATTAATAAATGATAATTTTAAAAATATTTTTCTGGATGTGCCATTTTCATTTTTATTTAATTCATTTTTAATAAAACCTAATTTATCTAATTTTGAAATACTTCTTGAAATTGTAATTGATGAACAGTTTAATATTTCAGATATATATTTATTCGATGCCCAACAATAACCTTTGTCATGTGTTAAATTTGAAATAACAGCAAAAACCAATTTATCCTTATCATTTAAATTTTTACTGTATAAAATTTCACTAGGAATTACAGCAACCCAACTTTTAAATTTCATCAGTATCAGTTTTGTGTTTTAAAACAGACAATAATATTTTAACCCTTTGAAGTTCTGCATATAATCTAGCCAATTTTTCATTAAAAAATTCAAATTCATAATTAAAATTTAATAGTTCATCATCTGTTTTGTATAAATATTTAGGTTTATCATCATTAATTTTTTTAAAATGTGATATATATTTAATTAATCTTTCATGATAATTATTCCAATAATCATAAGTATATGGTTCAAAATCACGCATTATTTAAATTTTTAAAATGGTTTCTAATTTCAGGTTCTAACTTTTCAATTCTTTTCAGATATTTTTTACCTCTTGTTTCTGGATGATTTTTTTGAATGAATCTTCTTGACCTAAAAATTGATTTAGGCGAATGAAGTTTATTATTGCCTACATGATAAATTAAATTATTTATTTCTAAACCTTTTAATTTACATTCAATAATCCAAACCTGCTCTAATAAAAAATTGTCATTATCTCTGGTATGTGGATAATCAGTTAAAATTTCTTTAACCAAATCTTTACATTTTAATATATTATATTCCATTTTTATTTTTTTTAATTATTAAACAATTCAACACACTTCCCATAGTATTCAGATGATTGTTTTCTACATTCAACTAATGTATTAAGCAAATCTTCAATAATATCTTTAGGTATCAAAATACAATCTTTACCGTCATTTGATTTTATATTTGTATGTTCCATTTCATTAAAAGCGCATAATCTACCAGATACAGTTGCTAATTTTCTAGAATTATCACAAAGTAATGTTTCAGCAATTTCAAGTTTATCATATTGCATTTGTAAAATTGATTTTTTCATAATATTACACATAATTGTTAGTTTTTAAATTTAATACAATATTAATGATTAAAGCAATATGGTGCAAGAAAAAAGAAACAAAAATATTTATTTTTTTTGTCTTAAATGGTTGCAAGTAACAAAATTTTGTATTATATTTGTTTAACTAATAAGATAATTAAAAACATAATCATGGAAAACATTTACCAAAAAATTGAAAAAATAACCAAAATAAATAAATCTCATAAATTTGAAATAAATGGTGAAAAATTTAAAACCTTTATTGATTTTGAAAATGATTTTTGCTTAACCCATTATGGAAAATGGAATACTAAAAATGGAGAAAATTCTTGGTGTGTATATAATGCTAAAGGTCTTGAAAACAAAATAAATAATTTAAAATAAAAAACAATAGTATTTGGAAATAACAAAAATAACAATTATATTTGTTTAACTAATCATTTAAAAAAACAGAACATGAAAAATTTAAAAACATTCCAATCAGAAAATAAAGAAGGATTTATCGTAAATATAGACATTACAAAACTTTTAGAAGATTCACCAATAAACATAATAAGAAAATTAGAAAATTGGTTAAAAGAAAACCACACTGATATTTATTGGGATATTGAAATGCATGAGGGTGGTACTGTTTACCTAGAACAATACTCCAATGGTTATAATATTGTATTTACAGGAGATAATGGTATTTTCAGATTAAAAGAAATTGAAACTGAAACAATTGAACTATGATAAACATGAAAAACGACAAAGAATTTTTTGATTATCTCGATAAATTAGCAGAATCTAAAAAAAAAACATTTAGACCTATGTTGCCAAAAGAAACAAAACAATTTATGGCATTAGATTTATATAATAGAAATATAAAATTATCAAAAGAAAAAATTAAAATTGCAAAAGATATTGGCAAAGAAAATTTTATAATTATAACAAAAGAAAAAAACAGAATAAAAAAACAATTAAAAAAAAACAGAAATGAATCCAGAAATTAATTTTATTGATACTCTTAAGTATCAAAAACCTAAAAATAATAATTTATCTTATTCATCATTAAAAGCTTTTAATAAATCGCCTTTAGATTTTTTATTATATATAAACAAAGATTATACTATTACTGAATCAATGATTTTAGGTTCTTTAATAGATTGTTTATTATTAACTCCAGAAAATTTTGAAAGCAAATATTTAGTTGTAGGGAACTATGATAGACGCACAAAATCTGGAAAAGAATTACATGATAAATATTTAAAACAATCTGAAAAGGAAAACAAAGAAATAGTTAAAAAATCAATATATGACAAATGTTGTATTATTGTTAATTCAATAAAAAACAACCATAAGGCAAAATATTTATTAGAACATACACATACAATTCAATATAAGGTAAATTTTAATCATAAGGTAGAAAATGAAATTTATAATATAAGAGGATTTGCAGACGGTGTTGGTGAATTTTCAAAAGAAAAACCATTTATATTCGATTTAAAAACAACAAACAAAATAGACCAACATTTTTATACTAGACAAATAATTGATTTAATGTATCATTTACAGGCATCAATTTACACAATGGGTTATTTTGTAGAAAATTTTAAATTTCCAGATTTTTACCATATTGTAGTAGAAACATCAGAACCATATAAGGTTAATGTTTTCAAATTTGATAATGAATTTATTAAAACAGGAAAAGATATTTTTAAATCTTTATTGCAAAATTTTCATGATTGTAAAAAAAATAACTCATGGAATCAAGGTTCAGAATTTTTTGAACCAAATATTGTAGAAATAACAACACCAGAATGGTATAATAATTTAATTGAAAATGAGTAAAATTTCTCCAGATGACAAACTAAATGCTTTAAAAGAATTACAAATTTATTACAGGGCATTAAAAATATGTAAATGGTATAATTATTTTAAAAAGAAATCATTAAAAAAACATATTGAGTTAATAAAATATATATATGAGGTATGAATAAAAAAGAAACAACACGCAGAATTAAAACGATTCAAAGTATAATTTGGTTGCTTGAAATTGATGAGAGATTTAAAAAAGAAACCAGAATTTTAAAAATCATTTTTTCATATTTAACCATAGATGATGAAACACAAATGTTTGAAACAATTAAAAAAATAATTGGAAAAAAACAACATGATAAAATAATTTCAGAAATAAAAGGTTATGAATACAAGTACAATTCAAAAAAAAATAATACAATTAGCAATAAATAAAAGGCATTATTTAGTTACAAAAAATTTTTATTTTTTTAAAGATTGGGAGTGTGATGTACTTAGCGTTTCTTACAATGATATGGTTACGGAATACGAAATTAAAAAATCTCGAAATGATTTTAAAGCAGATTTTAATAAAAAAGATAAACATTTTTCTACCTCAAATGGATATGGTGCTAACTATTTTTACTATGCTTGTCCTGTGAACCTTATTTCTGTTGATGAAATACCAGAGTATAGCGGTTTAATTTATTGCACACCTAGAGGTGGTTATATAATGAAACAAGCACCAATACTACATCAAGAAACTTTAACATTTAAACAATTGAAAAAAATTGCTAATAAAATAATGAGTTCTAAGTATGTCTAAATATATAGGTTTTTTTAAGGTAGATGAAAGAGGAACTACGATTTGGAAAAATTTAAAAGAATTGAAAAAATTTATATCAAGTTTAGATTCTGGAAAATATATGATACAAATTAGCACATTTGTAGAAAATAGAACCTTAGACCAAAACAAATATTATTGGAAAATAATCGAAATAATTGCCAAAGAAATTGGTTACGAACCAAATGAATTGCACAATATTTTTAAATATAAATTTTTACAAAAAACAATAACTGATTCAAATGGAAATATGGTTAAAGGTTTAAAATCTACAAGTGATTTAAATATTAATGAGTTTATTGAATACATTGATAATATAAAATATTACGTGTTAAATGAATTAGAAATAATTTTACCAGAAACCTTTTGAATTAACAAAAATTAATCTTATATTTGTTTATTAAATTTAAAATATGAAATTTGTTATTTTAGTAAAATGGAAAAAAACAAATCTTGAAGAGGTTTATCCTACCTTAACAAGTTTTCTTGCATCTCATCCAATTGCGCCAATAGATACAATTAACAATTACTTATCCAGAAAAAAAGAAAATTTTGAAACTGAAGATTGTATCATTAAAAAATTAGAAATAAACAGACTAAAAAAAATGTATGTTAAGGATTGAACATGAATTATATAATACATTAATAAAAGAAATCCCAGAAATTTCGAAATCTTTAAAATCAATAAGTGAAAATTTAAAATCAATTAATAATAATTTAAAAACAGAAAAAAATGAGCAAACTATCAATTTACGAAAAAGTATCTGACATAACAGGATATAAACCAAACGAAATAGCAGTAATTCAACAAAATGTAGCAAAAGGAACATCAGCAACAGAATTAGCATATTTTTTAAATGTATGCAAAACAATGACATTAAACCCATTTAATAAGGAAGTTTGGTGTTATAAAGATAAAAGAGGTAATTTATTAATTTTTGCTGGTCGTGACGGGTTTTTAAGCAAGGCTCAACAAAATCCACTTTTTAATGGCATAAGAAGTTCAGAGGTTAGAGAAAATGATAAATGGTTTGTTGATATTGCAAATAATAAAATTGAACATATTATTGATAAATCAATAAAAGAAAGAGGCAAAATAATTTGTGCCTATTGTCTAGTTTTTCGCAAAAATGGAGAACCAACAATTGAATTAGCAGATTTTGAAACATACAATAAAGGTTTTTCTGCATGGAAAACACATCCAGCAGAAATGATTAAAAAAGTAGCTGAAACACATGCTTTAAAAAAGGCGTTTGGTATTTCTGGAATACAATCAGAGTATGATTTTAATATAAAAGATAACAATACTGTCATACCAATTGAAACAGAAAAACTTAAACTTAATTCTGAGGATGTTTTGAATAATATTGAATCAATGAAAACCAAAGATGATGTTTTGAATTATGCAATGGAAAATCTAGAAAACTTCAATGGAACCGAATCTGAATTTATGGATTTAATTAAGCCAAAATTACAAAGTTTTGAATTGTTAGAAAATGAGGCATAGCAAAAGAAGTTCAATTGCCTTATACATTTCTATTCTAAATATCATCATAAATTTTTTTATATTTTTTTACCTTTTTTTGTTGTAGTATTTGCACATGACAAATATTGTTCTTATATTTGTTATATAATAACAAAAACAGAAAAAATGTATTTAACTTTAAAACATCTAGACCTAGAAACTATACAAAATATGCCAGAGGATGAATCTGGTTTATTAAACCAACAAATTGATTTTATTGATTCTAATAAATCAGTATTATTTGACATGATTATTGAAAGAAATATTTTTACCTATCAAGGTGATTATTTTACCCCAGATTATACCGATATCGAAACCGACATTGAGATTATTACTGATATTACTATTTTTTGTCATGATACACAAACAGAAACAATTTTAAAAAATTGTGTTTTTGAGGTAGAATTATTAGAACATTTAAAAGAATATTATAAATAAAAAAAAAAGTTATGAGCAGAAATTATCCAATATGGCACGAAATTACAAACTGTAATTATAAATCAAGTAAATCTTACGGAAACAGGAATACAGGAAAAGAAACAATTTTTGTAGGTTCTAGTAAATCAAATTCTCACCAACATTGTATTATTGAACATAAAAAAACAAAAGAAATTATTAATGATACAGAATTTATTTTTTTTAGAACTTATGTAAATAATATAAAAGTTTGCGAAAGTAAATTTTCAATCAATTCAAAAGGTAATGCTGATGAGTTAATTTTCAATCATTCTATTGTTGAATTTGGAAATATGGTTGGAAAAATGATGTAGCAATACAAAATTATAAAAAAATAATTTATTACTTTTAAGAAATGTTAAATCCAAAACTTAATAATAAATCTAACTTTATAAAAATAGATGAGTTTGTTAGAATCAAATATTTAAAAGATTCAAAAAGTGGTAGGATTAAAAAAAATCAAATAACAACAGTTTCAAAAAACAATGCAAATTATTTGGTTAAACATGGAATAGCAATTTTAATTTAATGGGGTTTGTTCTGTTTATATCCCCAGATAAAAAGGTGCATGGTATTTGATGTTTTCTGCCATGCATCTTTATTTTAATAAATCTTTTATGAATTTTAATATATATAAAAGAAAAAAAACACCAATAAAAATAATTATCCAATTTATATATTTTTTAAATCCTGTTTCTTGGTAAATTATTTTTTGTACTTCAATTGGAACTTCTTTAAAATAAAAAACAGTATCTCCTAAACATTTAATTTCGTGGTAAATTTCTTTTGTAATTGTATCAAAAACATATTTAGCAAATATTTTTTCAGTATTCATGATTATAGTTGTATCATGAGTTTTTAATATTGTTGTCGTGTCGTGTTTTATATCTTGTAAATATACTGTATCTGCAATTTTAAGCGTGTCTAATGAACTTTTAACCAATTCTGGATGATTGGTTAATAATCTGTTTAATCGTTTCTGTGGTGCACATGCTATAATAAATAAACACGCACTAATTTTTATTATTTTTTTTATCATGTTGATATTCTAAAAAACTTCTTAATACTGTATTTGACACCTGCCAACCTGCGTTACAGGATTTACACCTCATCCTGTTTCTAATATTACCACTTTTCAATATTCTTGTGCCATTTGTTCTGATTCTTTGTGAACCACATTTCGGACAAGTCCACTTATCATCACCATAAACAACACCAATATGAGTATTAACCTCACTATATTCATATATTTTTTTGAATACCTTTTCTAAAATTACCACATCTTTTTTACAATATTCTACCATTTTTTTCATGGCAATTTTATCTTTTTTCATAACATCTACCCACAAATCAAAGCCTCCTGTCTGCATTTTCTCACCAACACCAAAAAACTTAGCAATATAATCCAATTTATTAGAATTTAACCGAAATTGTTTTCTAGCCTTTTTTAATGTATCATAACTATTAATTTTATCTGGGCAATACAGACCATGAAAAGCACATCTTGTTCTAATCCACTTTATATCGTACCCGTCACCATTATGTGCCACACACTCATCTGCTTGTTCTATCAGATTTAAAAATTTTACAAGCATCTTTTTATCACATTGTTTTGAATCCCAGATTAAACTATTTGTTGATTTAGAATTTTCCCATTTGTAACAAATACAAATAATTTTATTATGTTCAATTATATTATCATGAGGTAAATTTATTTTGTACCCTATTCTCCATGAATATACGACTAGTGGTGTTGTTTCAATATCAAAAAAAAGCCTTTTCATTATTTTCAATTTCTTGGATTGACAAATAATGGGTATTTACTAATTTATTTATAAATTTTTCATTCATTAACAATTTACATTCTCTGTAGTTTGTCATAAAAAAATTTTCAATTAAAATTGCTGGACTTTTTGTGTTTTTTAAAACGTAAAAATTTTGTTCTTTGTCAGCATCACCATCGGTAATATCTTTTCTTAGTTTATGTTTTTTAAAATTTGTTTTCATGTTATTGATAAAAACTTCTGCGATTTTATCGCTTTTTGTTTCTCCTTTTGATGTATAAACAGAGTAACCATTTGCCCTTTCATCATGAAAAGCATCTGAGTGAATAGAAACAAAAATCATGTTTTTATTTTTTTTATATATTTTATTGGCAATTTCGCACCTTTCTTTTAAAGTTATATCCTGTTCGATGCCATCGCAAATATTAATAAATTCTATATTGTTATATAATAATAATTTGCCTAATTTTTTACAAATATTTCTATTTCCTACCCCTTCAAAATACTGTGTGCCATCATCCCAGATTGGACTTCTTTTGCCTTTTGTTACATATTTATTATTAATAATGCCACCATGACCTGCATCTAATACCCATAAAAACCTACTCATTTTTTGGTAATGCTATAAGTGAATCTTTAGAACGTAAAAACATTATGCCTAATGCTAACCAACCACTTAATTCCTGTGTGGTTTGTTTTTCTTGATACATCATTAAACCACAAAATATTAATATTAATATACCAATAATAGTAGTTATATAATTTTTAATTAATCTCTCTTTCATTTTTTTAATGATTTAATTTCTGATAAAATTGTGGCAAAACCAACATCGACTTTTTTATCCAAATCAGTATGTAAATCATGAATATTTTTTAAAGTATCATTCATTGATTCTTTATAATTACTAAATTCATCTTTAAACCTATCAATACGTTGATTACAAATAATCATGTTTGCCTCTATTTGTTTTATAATTTCGCTTTTTATTATTAATTTATTTTTATTAACATCATCTATTCGAGTTGTTAAGTTAGTAATTTTTAATTCTTGTTCAGCATTTTTTATTTTATCCCTAAAAAACCAAGCAATCAAACCTGCCAAAACACCACCAAAATAAATAATATCTTTAATGTTAAAATTTTCCATTTTAATAATTCCTTTTCCTTATATTCTGAATCCTATCAGTAAATAAAATTTCATGACTTCTACCATTATAATAATATAGTTCTTCACTTGCGCTTATTTCCTCTGTTGCAACTGAAAAATCAACATATTTACTTGTGTTTGTTGTATTATAATCAGTAATAAAAATTTCGTTTGCCAATAAATTATTTTCAATAATAAATTTACTAATAGAATCCTGTAAAAATTCAATTTGTAAGGTATAAGTATTTTTAATTGAATCCTGTATTTGTGTAATTGTTTTATTTGATGTGAAATAATTATCAGTAATATATTCACTTTGTTTATTCCACAAAATACCGTTTATTCTAATTTGTTGATACCAATTCATTCCTGTAAAATTAAATTCTGAACTTTCAATATTCCCATTTTGGTATGAAACCAATTTTACGGAACCATTTGCTTGTTCATCTGAAAAAGGTAATAAATAATATTTAACAGATTCAAAATTTATAGGTGAACCAAATTGTGTCAAATTTGCTTTTATTTTATAATAGCCTATACCATGTGCCAATAATACTTTTTGCCAATCTACTAAATAACCAGCGTAAAAATCTTGTTCTGGAATCCCAGATGATAAACTTCCAATACCATAAAAAGTGCCTAAATCATCATTATTTAAATCTGCGACCTCAATATCATCTTTAAATAATTTAATTTCAATCGTATCTGAATTTGAAAATAATTTAAATAAAAAACTTGTTTTATCATTTTTATAATCTGCATCATCTTCAAAATCTGCCAAAACATTTACGTTTCTTTCACAATCCTGTGCCACACATAAGCAAACCTCTAATGGTTCTGCTGGAATTGTTATTGTGCTTGAACCAATAAATTTAGATTGAACAGCAAAAGGTTCTTGATTTGATGTATTATAAAAAATTTTAATCATTTGTTAATAATGTATTTCCTTTAAAATTATTATTGTAAAATTCTGCTTTTTCCCAATACCATAAAACATTTTCAAAATATTCGCCAACGAATTTATCTAACTGTTCTTTTTTATCTTCATTAATACCATATAAAATAATATATAAATTTTCATTTTTAACTCCTAACTCGTAAACTTCATTACAAATTGTTTTTAAGTCATCATCTAATTTTTGTAAACTATTCATTGATTCTAAATGTTATACGGGTAATTGCTTGTTCAAAAAATGAATTGCCTCTATCACCAGGTTGTAATTGTGCAACTGATTTATCATGATAAGCTAAACGTGTATTTTTTACTTCATGTATATGATTTGGACAAGTCGAACCAGGACTTTGGTAAAAACTACCCTGTCTGGATGTTAATTTAATTACTAATGTTTTTGTTCCTGTATACTCAAAAAATCCTAAACCTGCGCCCATAACAGGGTCATAAAAACCAATGGTAGGATTATAAGATAAATTCACATTTCCTGTCTGTTGAGGATTATCACCAAAAACCGTTTTTACATTTGTAACATTTGATAATTGACTTTCAAAATTATTTGTTTGTGTATTTGTTGGTAAAAATTGAGTTGAGTCGGTTTCCATTAAAATCATATTAATATCTCTCCAAGTATATGGCTGAACATTAGGATTTTCATTGTAAAATTCAATCTTGATTATTTGACCATTTATATTTTGTAATTGTTCTGGTAAAATCATAACACCAGAAACCTGATTTTCCCAAAAAGTATCTACTGGAAAATCATATTGATTCCCAGAACTTATTCTACCTACAATAACCTCTACCTCTCTAGTTCTACCAGAATCACCTCTATTTTGAAAAAAATATATTGGTCCACTCATTATCCTGCTATATAATTTTTACCAAATTGCCATAAATAACCTATATTCTGTTGATATGTACAGGTTAAGGTGTGTAATTGACCAACAGGCAAATCATTTTCAAGGTCTGATGCTGTTGTTCCATTTACAATATAAGAACTAGAGGGCAAAATGGCACCAAATTTTCCACTAATACTTCTTGCATCTAATATGAAATTTAAAAAATCACCGTCCTCAATGTTTTTAATTTCATCTAATTGTATAACACCTTGTTGAGTTGGTTTTATGTAGAAATTGTAAGAAATGTTGCAGTCAGCTTGATATTTTCCTGTCGCGTTATCAATACTCAACAGATGATATCCTTTTTGCCCATAGCTTTGTAATCTTCTTTTGACAACCCTACCTTCTGATAATTTTGAAATATAATTTATTTCATTACCTCCTAAATGACCTTCCTCAACACTTTGCAACCAAAAAGCACCTATTGTTTTTAATGTATTATTAAATGTATCAGTTGCAGTTTTTTGCTGTGGTAATTTTATTGTTCTATCATTTGCATAAATACCCCATACTTCAACTTGTTGTTGTTTTGATAAAACCTCTATATTATCTGAATCTCCATAAAATTGTAAATCATTATTACCTGCGCCATAAATACTCCATGCATTTTGACCGTTTTTGCCATAAACTCTGAATAATTGTTTTTTATTTTTTTCAACATCATTTGTAGAAATATGGAAACCATTTTCTTGTTTTAATTCAGTTTTTTCAAATATGTCATCATTTGTAGTTGTTGAAACAATAGAATCTTTAAAAATTGAAAAATCAGATTTTCTTAATGCCTTTTCTATTTTACATATATATGATTCGATTGTTTGTTCAATCTCACTTTTTTCATCAGTATCAGCTAGAATTTTTAAATCATATTGACCAAGATTTTGGATTTTTAAAGTTTTACCTGCATCTCCACCATCAATAATTCTATCATCATCAAGATTTTGGTCTGCCTCACCTAATGGTTTTTTTTGTTCTGGTGGGTCAATTGTCGATACCTTTAAATCAATAACATCTTCATCTGTTTTCTCAATTTTTACTGTATTATCAGAACTAGTCAATGCACTAAATTGTAAGACTGTTCCACTTTTTTGTATAAATATACCAACAACATCATCACCACTTGGTATATTTTCAGCATCCGTAACATCACCACCTGGTTCTGGAATATTTAATTTATTTTTTAATTGTTCAAATGTTATACTATTACTTTCCCATGTATCACTACCCGCCTCTAATTCTCTACTGTAATCAAGTAAATCCTCATTTTTTATATTATCATTGTTAGTATATTCGCTTATTTTTCCTGGCATTTTATTTCTTTTTATTCAATTATTTTCTGTACTCCACTTTCCATTAATTTTGGTAAATTATTTTCCATTAGTTTGTCATTTAACGGTGGTTCTGGTTGTTCATCACTAGACCATAATCTTGCAGAAACATTGTAATTTTCTCCAGAACTTAATTTGGTAAAATCTGTTAAGCAACTTAATTCTACATTAGTTGCTGTAATTACCATTTTTGTTCTCGTTTGTCCTGTTTCTGGTATTAAAATACCGTTAAATGGTTGTCTGAATGCTAAGGTACTTAATTCTTCTATTGAAAACAAACCACCATTTTGCACATCTATTCTAATACATCCAGCATAATTTGTATAACCTAAATCTTGTCCGTCAATCCTTGAAAAGGTTGCTTTTATAAGCATGTTTTCATTTGTCAAAATTGTGCCACCTGTACTTAATCCGTCTGATGTTTTAAATGTTTCAATTACACAATCTACTATTTGGTCACCCCCTTTTGGAATCGAATCATCCCCATAAGTTCTAGCAATACCACTAGGCAAATAAAGATTATATTCAGTTACACTTGCTGGAAAATCTTGACCGTTTTCAGTAAACTCTTTATTAGAAACATTTAAATTTAATACAGGAAATAACTCAAAACCTTGTTCCTCTGAATAATTACTTATTCTTTCATTTTGATTATTATTTGGCTTGTTTGTATCGTAAAAAATATTAGAAACCAAATTATTTTGCACCCATTCTTGCCAACCTAATTTAAATCCTACACTAATAAAATAATTTGATTTGTAAAAACCGTCTTTTGCTGTGTCTAAATATTGGAATCTTACCTCGTTTAAAATATCATTTGAATCATATTTAAAACCTCTTGTATTTATTAGATTAATATTTTGTTCAGTAGAATTTGGATTATTTCCTGTGCTTGGAACCTCTATTGAACTTGCTAAATCGAATGCATAATTTTGAGTAACAAATTCATCACCAGATGCTACATTTCTTGCAATAATTTGAAAATTTGCATCTTGTATTCTAGAACCTACAATCGCATCTGCCGATGTTGTTTGTTTTGTTGCTATCTTAAATCTTATATTATAACTATCTTCAATCATTCCATTAAAAGCTTCGTATGTTTCGCTTTCGTTTTGTGGATTAATAACAGAATTAGTTAAAAATAATTTACGACCTAATACTTTGTCATTTACCAATTCAACCAATCCAGATACATCAGTTGTTTTGTCAAATTGTGCAAAATCAAC